GCCGGACTTCGGCGCGGTAGTGGGCTTTCATTTCGATGATTTCAGGGATGGTGAGCTTCAGTGGTTCGTGCGGGCCTTCTAAGCGCTCGACTTCTACCAGCCCGATCTTCCTGACGAGGTTCACCCGGTACGCAACCAGAAAGCCGGATTGGTGCCGGTTACATGGCAGACACTGCTTATGCACGTTGGCCGGATCGAACCGGATAGCGGGGCTAGATCCTCGCGACAAATAATGCCCCGCATCCCATTGACCTTTCCATGAGGCAGGGCGACCGCATGAGATACACGGCAACGCTGCATCCCGCAAACGAATCCAAGCATTAAACGCCGCCTGCAATTCCTTAAGATGCGTGCCGCGTGTCTTGATCTTCTCCGCGCGCTCTTTCATTGACTGGCGTTCGGCCTTTAGTGCCGTTGCCTCCTTCTCTTTGCGTACCTTGTCGGACCATGCCTTGGCGCAAGATACGGAACAGACAACGGCTGTGCTTCGCTGGGGCGTGAAGATGTTTTTGCAGACCCGACATTTTTTCGGCTTCGGCATCTTTGGCGTGAAAGAGGAGCGATTCACGCAACCTCCTTGGCTCTCATCGTTTCGACCTGCGCATAGGCTTCCCACATGCGCAGACTGGCGAGGCGCGCAAGATCGACGGCTACCGCAGCACTCACGGGTTTGGCATCGCGATTCGGCGTTGCCCTGCGTGCTACTTTCACCTCCATGCCACGCTTACCATGGCTTAGTAAGATCACGCCTGACGAAGGACTACCCAGGCAGTCGAACAGCGAATCCATCCAGATTTCGGAAGGTACGGCGTAGTAGTGCTTCCAGATACTGCGAGGCCACGCCAATCGCAGTTCGTCGTATAGCGCCGGTCGCTCGATGCGAATCCACCGACCGTTTTCCTCAATTCGCTTTTCAGGTGCGTAGCCGGTGAATGTGCGTTGTACCCACTTATCCTTGCGCGCATCGGCCTTCAGGTCGGAGCGGCTAATCTTGATTTCGACGTCGATCAACCGAAGATTTTCAGTAATCGCGAGCAGGTCGGCCTCGTATCCCGTCCAGTTGCAATTCGGCACGACGACCAGATACTTCTTATTGAAGGTCTGGGTAGCCAAGGCGCGACCAATCATCCGTTCGTTCCACTGAAATTCGCTCATACCCCTCCAAACGCAGCAGGAAGGGTTGCGAGGATGCCTGCCTCGTAGCAGTACTCCTTGAATGCCTTAGGCGGGATCTTCGCGAGGCTATCGACGTCGAAATACTCGTAGATGAGTTGCTTGATGGCTTCGATCCGTTCATCAGGTGCGAACGTGGCGGGCACGCCAAGCGCCGCAACAACCTTCGGGTTATGGAACCAGCCGGACTTGTAGAGAACAGCATAGTGCTGGCCGTAGTCGTTAGCCTTCTCCGCTTCCGGTGCGCGTTGCTCGAAGTCAGCGACTAGCGGAGCGATGGCGACGGGCATGTCAATCTGGCCGAAGTTTTCCATGAATGCTTTGCGGTGAGCGGGGTCGATGTGGATTTTTACTTCGATAGTCCCATCGGCCATCTCGCGCATTGCGCGGCGGGTGCCTGATATAACGGTTAATTCGCTCATGACATCACCGTCATAAAGCAGAAGAACGCTCCGAGCCAAAGGAAAAACGTGTCGGTGTCGCCATGCGTGTTCAGATACGCAGCGACCGCAGAAAGGCCTAGACCAAGGCCAACAACGATTAGGCGACGGATGTTCGCTTGGCTCACAGTTGATCCCCTAGTTTTTTGACGTTCGCAATATTCAGACGCAACTCTTCAGCCGCATGGATAGGACTGCATCCACCCTCCAACCAGACGGCGGTGCATTCGAGCGACGTCAAAATCTTGTCCAGTGCTGAACGCCGCGAAGCCGTCAGTGCTTCCTGTCTGGCAGTCAGGCCGGCAGATACGCGCTCCGGATGATTCTCGCGCTCCCATACGCAACGCTCGCAATTGCCGCATGCCGAGCCAAGTGCATAACTACCCTTGCAAACGGCTCCCTTGAATGCAGGTCGAGTTGCTACGCTGTCCGTTTTAGGTTCGGCGGGACACCCACCATGCGGCGCACACATGCCAGGTGTATGGCAGACTTCCATTGTCTTTCGGCAGATCATCACGACGCCACCCCCGCCGCCGCATCCCGCGCAACCTTGGCTGCGAGCTGGTTGCTCTCGGATATCTGCCGCGCATCCGTCTCGCGGGCGGCGTGTTCGGCGAGAGCGGTGTCGGCAATCGTGAAATGCTTCGGGTCCTTCCCGGCATGCAGTTCCTTCAGCCGCGCAACATGCGGCGTCAGAGCATCCAGCATCTCGAGATAGCCACCGGCTACCATGCGATCGTCGTTGAGCTTGCCAGCGGCTTGTGCGTCTACCAGGATGGCAATGCAGGCGAGGGCATGGGCGAAGTGGGGCAGACCGCTATCGACATCGTTGTCCTGGCCTTCGAACCACTTGGCTAGGTGTCTTTGGGCGGCATCAACGTAGATCGAAGCGCGCACGCCAGCGACGCGCCAGTTCGAACGGCCATACTTCAGCATGCCATCGAGAAGACCCAGTGAGCCTAGCGCGCTCGCCGTGGCGGGCCAGAGGTGGAGCGGTAGCTTTCCGGAGCCGATAGCGTCCTTGGGATTGTCCGCGTTCGTTGCTTTCAGCATTTCACCTCCTCCGGCACCAGGTCGGCCAAGTGATAGATTTCCAAGCCAAGTTTGTCGGCCGCCATGCGCTCGATCTTGGCTCCGAATGAATTCGTCCAGCCAGGCAGAAGGCAGATCGCTGTGCAGCCGTCCATCGCTTTCAAGTCGGCAGCGATACAATCAAGCCACTTGGCGTTCGGGTCCGGGTTGACCTCGACCGGGTTCACCACTTCCCACCGCATGTTTCGCAGGCGTACTGCGGTCCGGTTGAAAAGGGGAAAGTTGAGCAAAGGGAGTCCGCTCATAGGTCCGCTGATGTAGATTCGTTTCACTTTGCCTCCTCCGTTTGCTCCACCGCCGGCCCATCCACTGCAACGAACTGGGCCAGTGCTGCAGATTGAAGGGCGATGGCTAGGCGTTTGAAGCGATCTAGACTCGTGTGAATTCCGGCGTCCAGCATGAGGTCGACCAGTTCAGCGGTCGTGTATCCGATTACTGTGGGTATGGTCATGCGACCTCCATTAGCAAGTCAGTTTGTCTCTGGCGCTCGGCCAGCAGGCCCTGATACGCGGGATTGAGTTCGCATCCGGCAAATTGATAGCCAAGAAGTCCTGCTGCGACGCCTAACGATCCACTCCCCATGAACGGGTCAATTACAATTCCGCCAGGTGGCACCGAATAGCGCAACAACGGCGCGATGATTCCGAGCGGTTTCTGCGTAGGGTGGAGCGCGTTGCCATGCTCGTTTGCGACTTCAATCACGCTGGTTTGCAGGCGCGGTCCGCCGTCCTCACTCACATAGTGGCCAGCGTCGATATGACCGGTATGCGTCGGGCGCGTCTTGCGGCGCACTGTCTTGGCGGTCGCATCGAGCGTGAATTGAGGGTCTTTGTAGACGTCGGCCCACGCACCTCGGTAGAACTGCACCGAATGCTCATGAACGCGGCGGAAACGGTCGTTCTGGAAGCCGGTCCCATTTTGCTTCTTCCATACGATGTCTTGCGCGTACTTGAAGCCGTGCGCTTCCATCTCGTCGAACAGCGTCGCCATGAATCGCATGCTGCCGAAAACCCAGATCGACGAAGCGGGTTTCAGGACTCGCGCAACCTGCACGATCCAGCCTTCGCAGCGCCGGTCCCATTCGAGCGACGTGTCGCCATAGGGCGGATCCGTAATGGCCGCATCAGCGACGCCAGCAGGCCACGACGGCATCACTTGCCGGCAATCTCCAAGGTGGCACTTGCCTAACCATTGGCTCACGCTGCAATCTCCTCAGGTTCATCCCACAGGTGGTGAATTACCCGACCAGTTCCAGCAGCCGGTGTCTGAATGAGTCCGAGAGCCGGCGCGAACGGGTTGGCCGATGACCTTTGATTGCGTACACGTTCCCGGCGATTTTTCTCCTGGCGGGTTTGGACTGGAGGTTTGGGGGCACCCTCTCCAGTGCCAATTGCCCATACCGGCGTGTGGTTTCCGGTCCGGTTTAGGCGGCACCATCCGTCGATCCGAAATTTCGTACCGTGACCACCGCGCATGGTCTGGCGGATTCTCGGCCAGGATGCGCCAGTCAATGCCGACAACTGATGGCAGTTAAGAGGGCCGTTCTCGTTGAGCGCACGAGTTATGCTTTCCTCGACCCATCTGTATGAGGACCGGCTGCGACTACCGCGAGACGGCAAACCAAGTTCGGCAATGCGGCCCATGATGGCGTACAACGTCCGATTGGGCAGCAGGTGGGCGTTTGATTTGATAGTGCCGGCTGCCGCCCACATGCTACGGAGAATTTCCGTTTCCTCTTTGGTCCACTCTTTGCCTTTCATGCTGCCTCCTGATGCTCGGGCTTCCAGTACTCGCGCTCGACCAGTTCAGTCGCCGCGGTAAATTCGCCAACGGTTGTGAGTCTGATTTGCGCTGCCCACAGAGACAGCGCCGTCTCGACAGCATGCAATTCGGAATCAGAGGCAAACAGAAGTTTCCCGTTGTCACGGTAACCCGGCACCATGCGCTTCATGGCCTCTTGCGCTTCGATCAGTGCGGGCTTGGCTTCAGATCCGCAACCCCCTTGCGCTAGCAACCACGCCTGATTGATGCAGTGCGAAAGCGTGTCCCATTGATCGACTGTGCCGACACCACGCGCCACGGCATCAAGCGCCGTCAAGGCGGCAAGATCAAACTCGGAGGCAAAGGCGTCATCCACCGGTTTGCGAAGCACCTTGAATCGCTCGAGCGCGATCATGCAGGCGTTAGGATTGACGTACTGCGGCGCGCGCTTTTTGTGGCGCGGCTTTTGCGACTTGCTCATATCTCCCCCATCAAAATTTCGTCTGCCCTGGATTTCATGGTTGGCGCGGTGCTCGCTTGTTTAGCTCGCGCCGCCTCCTGAAAGCCAACGAGGATCTCTTTCGCGCGGAATACCGGAGGCGTTTCGACATACGCGTCAGCAGGCAGACTCCACACCGAATCTCCACGCGTTTCCGCTTCGACCTGTTGAATGATCTTGCCGCGCGAGAGCATGCGCGCCAGCGTCTGTCCGGCGCTGTGCAATTCGGATTCCAGGTACTCGGCTATCTGCCAGCCGTAGGCGCCACGCGGACGCGAGGAGAGATAAGCAACAACCTTTGACATGTTCGGTGCGCCCATTACTTGGCCTCCCACTTGCTGCACGTATGGTTTCCACCAACGAAGATATGGATGGGCAACTTGGCGCAGTTGCGCAGACCGACCTTGTAATGCTGCTCGTTGCCGGGTTCGGTCGTCGCGTGCTGGCAGTGACGGCAGATGCGTTCGGTGGTCATGCGGCACCCCTGTGCTCGATCAGCAACTTCTCTACGACGCCTTCAATGCCAGAGTGCGTGACCTGCAGCAGGGGCTTGTCCGATCCGCCCAGCATTACCGCTTTGGCCGCTTCGGGTTCGCCAATCAGTGTCGGTGGATCCGATTCGAAACCAAGCTGGTTGTTCGACGCCTCGTAATGCCCGATCAGCACGCGCTGATATTCGGGAATCTCGCTGCGCATCCGATAACCGCGATAGCGATTGACGAACTCATTGCGAATGAACGGCCATTCGTCTTCTGTCTTCCGGCCCATTTCCGACCAGCCACCCATGTCGGAAATCACGCGATGGATAACAGGGTCATCGAATACGACGCTGCGGCCCGTTCCCACCTGGCGTACACCGCGATCAACTTTCGACCATGCGACGAACGCAGCATCCTGTGTCGATCCCGAGAGCATCTTCACGACGTCGGCGGGCTTCGGTGAAAACTGACCCGTGTCCGGATTCACGCAATGACGATTGAGTGCGTCGGCAACGGCGCGATAGTCGTATGACTTCAATGCCTCCCACCACACACGGCCGGCGAACTCCGAAAAGTCCTTGCCGTAAAAGGCCTGCACGTCGCCCATGAGAGCGAAAAATTTTGGCTTGTCTGCTGCGTTCACGATTCCTCCTGGGCGAGGCGTTCAGCAATGGCTCGGTTGCGCGCCTCTAGCGCTTCCTGCTTGTTCGGGCGGCCGCGCTGACCAGCGGAGTGCTGACAAGCGGCCTTGAGGTACGCGGCGGGATCTGCGGGGCGTTCAAGCACAGCAGCGCGCACAGCGTCGATCACGACCTCGGCGGAGTAGTCCTTTACGAGCGCGCCAACGAAAGTTCCACATTGCTTCGCAGGCATGCCGGATTGAGCCAGCAGGGATTTGCCGGCAGCCCAAAGTTCGTCCTTGGTCATGCTGGCGGCATCGGGCGGCGCGTCAGCGCCCTTTCCGTCAGGAAAGGTATTACTAGGTTTTCCCTTTCCCTCTCCGTTTCCCTTTCCCTCTCTCTTTCTCTTGGCTTCTGTCAACGACTCTGTGACAGACAATTCGACAGACCTGAATTCGTTCTGTGACAGAAGTTGTGACATAGACTCCAACAGAGTCTGTATGGATGCCTCGATAGAAGCCGCATCGAAGGAGTCCTTGGCTTGTGACAGACGAGTCAACAGAGCCTGAACTCGTGCTTTGGCTGTGCGCGCGCGTTGAGCCTTTTTGCCGTTCCATGCCTCTAAGGCCTTCTCGACCACTACCGGGTGATACCAGCGCCCGTCGCTGCATTTGATCCATCCGTAGAGAGCGCCCTCGCGCAACTTCTTCCATCCCTTGACGTCTCTTCCCAGCTCGGAGAGCCGTGTCAGCGAGATATCATCGTCAGGCAGGGAGCCGGCGGGCACTTGATGAAACGATTTACACCATAGCGTGAAGCCAGCGCGAAACTCCGCATCGCTGCTACGCGCGTGAAACTCAGAACTGAACAGACGCTGGATATCAAGCGGGATGAACGGGAAGTCCCGTAAATCGCAATCGGCCGGCGTCATGGGTGAGGGTAGTTCGATCACGTTATTCGCCAGAATGGCCTTTGGTTGATTCTGTGGCGGCTTTGTCTACTGCGGCTTGAACCGCATCAAGGCCTTGGTCCGACAAAAATGAAGCGACGTATGCCAATCCTCCGATTCCTACGTGATGAGAAGACTTCGCCAGCTTGAATGTCTCGACACTGACGAAAGGTGACATGTACCCCGTGAGTAAGCTGGCGAGGTCGGGCCACATGGACGACGGAACAGAAGCGAGAATCTCGTTAATCAGATCCTTGCTTTCGTGCGCCTCTTCATGGCAGTCCTCGCAAAGTGCCTCGAAATTCTCGTCCTCGTATTCCCACGGTTCCCGGCCCTTGATGTACTGCTTATGATGGACGTGCAGCGTCTTCGTCGAGGAGTCGCAGCACTCGCATTTCCATCCAGCACGCTCAAGCGTCTCGAGGCGCTTGCGTTGCCAGCGAGGGTCTCGGAGCTTTTGGGCGTAGTTCATTTCAACGCCTCCAAAACAACACTGCCAAGCCACGCGACCGCCATCAGGCCGCACACGATCGAAGCGAAGAGGATCAGGCCGCGCATCAGATCACCCCAATCAAAACAAACAGTCCAACAACCACGCAGACCGCCAGAAGGCCGACTGCGGTAAAGAAGCAGAGCGGGCAGTCGTCCAGCATGTCGGCAGCAGTGAAGCCTTTGGAGTCGTGGCGATCACACTGCATTTTCGTGGTCAGGCCATGGTCGTCGGTGGGAGTCACGCTGCCCTCCGTGCCCGGATCGGTGTCGATTGGTACTGCTGGAGCCGCTCAAGCTGGGCCATCGCCTTGGTCATCGTGTCGGCAGCGCCTTCGATGATTTCCGCGATAGTCACCACGTCATCTTCGGGAGCCTTGCGAGCCGGCCGCGCGTGCATGGTTTCGTCGCACACGTACTCCAGCGGCTCGTAGGAGTTGCAGAAGCGCATGAGCGCGATCACCTGGCCGAACTTGAACTGTTCGTCGCCCTTGGGGTTGAGGCATGCCTTCAACTTGGCATACGCGCTATCGGGTTTCATGTCCGGCCAGAGAAAGTGGGCGACCTCTTTGATCGTCTTTCCGCTGTTCGAGACCATGAGCTGAAGCGCTTCATGTTCGTCGTCGTAGAACAATTTACTCATCCTGGTTCTCGGCCCTAAGCGTTAGTGGGAGCGGCTCTGCGGGCCCGCTTCTGCCTGGTTTCCCTGACGCCCCCGCATATTTAGGGACGGTTAGGGTTTCTTGTGCAGCGCAAAAAAAGGGAGACTTCGGTCTCCGATAACTTAAAAAGAAGAACCGCTATGCAGTCCTATCCGTTACAGCGCGACCCGATCCTGTTTGAGCTTCCGATCCGAGGTGCCACCACCGTCCTGTTGCGTGTCATCGGTCGTCATCAACTCGTCAATCTTTCCGTTGCCCTTGATCCGGCGCGCCGTGCGCATTTCCTTGGCATAAGCAACCTCGAGATACATAAGCCGCGCCTTGGGTATCCCCTTTTCCAGCCAGCCCATAATGGAAGGGGACTTGACGCCAAAGATTCGGGCGGTAGCCGCGACCCCGCCCAGCTCGGCAATTACCGCACTGGCGAGGGGATCGCGCTTTTTCGAGGGGTTACGTTTCTTAGCCATGCCTAAGTATAAGGCATAACTAATTCGACATGCAAGGCATGCCTTAGAAAATTTAAGTTAGGCTAACCTAATGACAAACTGGAACTCCCGACTCGCCGACCGATGCAAGGCGAAGAACATCAACGCAACCGACCTCTCCCGGCTGTGCAAGGTGTCCGTGCCGACTTCCTCGGGGTGGCTAAACGGCAAAATCAAGACCTTGGAAGCCCCCAATCTGTTGAAAATATGCGACGTTTTTGGCCTTGACCCATGGTGGCTGATATTAGGCATAGATAAAGGCAAAGGTCCGATCACAGAGGAAAAGACCCCTCTGAGCAACGAAGCGCGGAAGCTCGTTCTGTGGGTCGAACGCGTAGACGGGCTTGGCGAGCCGTCGCGGAAATTATTCGCTCATTTGAACGCTGCATTACAGGTTGCAGGCGCTCTTACGCAGGCGCAGAATCCCCCAAGTGAAGCAGAGGCCTTGGCAGGGGCCAAAGAGGCGCTGGCTTCCGACCTGGAAAAATTTGGGGGTAAAGAGCGTGCAACAAGGAAGCACAAACCATAGCGACGTCGCAGACCTGACCGTCTATCGTCGCAACAAAACAGAATCTGAGAGAACAACCGAAGAAAGGCTGCAAGACGCCGAGGAGACAATCACAGAGATCGTCCGCCACGTGTTACTGATAGTCGAGGCCGTAACGAGACATAGGCATTAACCAGCAAGTCCCGCCACCGAGCGGGATTTTTTTCGACCTCAGAGTTAGTCATGCCTAAAAAATAGCTTGACCTTCCGTTAGGCATGACTAATAATTCAGTCATCGAGTCACCCACACCACCCTGGAGGAAGAGATGAACAACGAACCGATCTTCAAAGGTTACGACGACGAAGGTATGGCCGTGTTCGAGCTTCCGTTTGATCTGTGAGACGGCGATGAGCGAGAACCTGAAGGCTTTTCTCTCTGACTGGATCCAGTGGGTTGATGCGGGAGCGCCGAATCACAATCCGTTCGAGCGGCACCTCGGATTGTGCGTCAGCTTCGAGTATTACCTGGAAGAGATCGGCGTCGCCGAGGGTGATGCAGACGATGAGATTTATGGGCTAACCGATGTATTTGGTGCGGACCGACTGAACCGAGACTACCCATTTGGCGGTGGAGAACTGTTCTACGAGGAATCTGGCGCGGACGCAATGCACCTCAACGAGAATCGCATCCAGTGGGTCCGCTCAAAGGTAGCGCAGTTTTAAGTGGTTTGACTGGAGATAGAGATGAGCCTGATCGAAGAAGGTTTCCGTTTCATGGTGTACCCGGCGCCATTTGAATTCAGGTGGATTCATCCGGCAGAAGTCACCGTGTACCTGGCTGATGGCTGGGTCGATACAACCGAGATGACCGACGACGAATACAACGCGTTCGTAGAGTCGTGTGAGTAGTAACTGTCTCCAGCGTCAAGCCTTCGGGCTTCGCGATGTAGATAGCACCGTAACACCCTGGAAAAATACGGGCCTCGCCAGAGTGCCAGCCCGGTTGTGCCAAACGATCTTTTTCACTGTTATAGCGCACGACACGTAAGGCCGGGAGACCGGAGATATCTGTCGAGCCGTTTGTCGTCATGGTCGACACGAGATACAGAACATCGAACCATTTCCCTTCGGGGCGCGGAACACAGCAACTCCTCGCGTAATAAGGAGAGCGCCCGATCTAGCCAGGAAGACAGGATCTGTCTGGCTAGGTCGGAAGACGTGCGGATAGGGAACACAGACCGATTCCGCACGTG